ATCTGCGAAGTTGGTATCTCTGAGTTCGACTGAGGTAATGAGCATCTGGCCGAGTTCATCTGTGGTGCACATGGCGAGGAGCTGGGTATAGTTTTCGCGGGGATCTTGTTCTGAAGGAACTTGGGCGTTCATTATAGCTGAATTATACCACAGAATCGGGGTTGGTAATAGGATGGCAGTTGTACAGAGTGCGACATCGTTAATAGATATGCCGTCGGGCTGGTGGCCGCTGAGCGCCTACGGGTCGATACAACTGTACGACCAGTACAGCTACGACTATGCCACGATCTACCGCACGCAGCCGAACGTCCGCACGTGCGTGGACTTTCTCGCCCGGAACATCGCGCAACTGGGGCTACACGTCTTCCGGCGCGTGTCGGATACGGACCGGGTGCGATTGACGGATCACCCGCTGGCCACGGTGTTGGGCAAGCCGTTGCCGGCAGAGTACAAAGTGACCCGCTACAGGCTGATCGAGGCGCTGGTCGGTGACCTGGGCGTGTACTTCAATGCCTTCTGGCTCAAGGTCCGGGGCGGCGACGGGGTTGCGCTGGGATTGCTGCGGATACCGCCTCCGTACGTGACGATTTACGGTGGCCTCGTTCCTACGCGGTATGAAGTGACCGTGGGGGGCAAGCTGATTCCGGTGGCGCTGGACGAGATCGTGCATTTCCGGGGGTACAACCCGGAGAATCCGATCACGGGTTTGTCCCCGCTTGAGACGCTGCGGCGGGTGCTGGCGGAGGAGCACGCGGCGGGGGATTACCGCGAGCATTTCTGGCAGAATGCCGCGCGGATGGGCGGGGTCATCGAGCGACCAGCGGCAGCGCCGGAGTGGAGCGACCCGGCCAGGGCGCGGTTTAAGGCGGAGTTCGAGGCGCTGTATGCTGGAGGCGATAACAGCGGCAAGACGGCGATCCTGGAGGAGGGGATGACCTGGCGGGCGGGGTCGTTCAATCCGCAGGAGAGCGAGTACCTGGCGGGGCGGAAACTGACGCGCGAGGAGTGCGCCAGGGCGTATCACATCCCCCTCCCGATGGTCGGTATCCTCGATCACGCGACATTCAGCAACATCAAGGAGCAGCACAAGAACCTTTACCAGGATTCCCTCGGCCCGTGGCTGGCGATGATCGAGCAGGACATCGAACTGCAATTGTTGCCGGAGCTGGGGGACACGCAGGGCGTGTACTGCGAGTTCAACATCGCCGAGAAACTGGCCGGGGCATTCGAGGACCAGGTGACTGCGCTCCAGACGGCGGTGGGGCGGCCGTGGATGACGGCGAACGAGGCCAGGGCGCGGCTGAATCTCCCGGCGCTGGATGGAGACGCGGACGTGCTGGTGACGCCGTTGAACGTTTTGGTGGGTGGCCAGGCGAGCCCGCGAGATAGCGCGCCGCCAAAGGTGTTAGGGCCCGGTGACCAAAAGGCGCTTGGGTTGGACACGCACCAGCCGGAGTTGCGGGCGCAGCACGAACGGAAGTGGGTCGAGGTGCTGTCGCGGCATTATCGCCGGCAGGAAGCGGCAATCATGAGCCGGGTCCCGGAGGAGTCGGGGAAATCGGACATCGGGGGCGTGTGGTGGGACGATGAGCGCTGGGACCGGGAGCTGTATGAGGATTTGCTGCGGCTGAACGTGCTGACGGCGGGGACCTGGGCGAGCGAGTTCGCCACCAGGTTGGAAATCGAGCTTTCGGAGGAGCGGATGCTGCCGTGGCTCCAGGAGCACAGCCGCATCGAGGCAGTCTACATCAATGGCCAGACGCGGGATCAACTGACGGAGGCCCTCCGGACCCCGGAGCCGCGAGAGGCGGTCAAGGAGCTTTTCCTGACGGCCATATCGGTTTGGACCCGACGTCAGGCGGAATCGGGCATCACGACGGCGGCCAGTTTTGGGTCGAACGAGGCGGCGCAGGCCGGGGGGCTGGCGAGGAAGACGTGGCGCGTGAATTCGAGCAACCCGCGCGCTGAGCACCTGGCGATGGCGGGAGAGAAGGTGGGGATCCGCGATCGGTTCAGCAATGGGATGCGCTGGCCAGGGGACCCGGCAGGCGGGGCGGAGAATAACGCCAACTGCCAATGTTCGGTAGAGTTCGGGAAGTAGCCGGCGGGGTCCCTCGAAGGGTAAAATGGTCAATGGCCATAGCTGAAACGGGGTTTGGGAGGTAGCGATGGAAAAGAAAACGTACCAGGGTGCAATCGAGATCAAAGAGGATGGGGAGGCCGGCGAGTTCCGGGCGGTATTCAGCACGCTCAACGTGGTGGATGCGGACAGAGACGTCACGCCACCGGGGGCATTCAAGGACGGGCAAAAGGTGCGGATCGCCTACTGGGGCCACCGCTGGCAGGATCTGCCGGTGGGGCGTGGGGTGATCCACTCCGACGAGGGACGGGCGTGGGTGGATGGCCGCTTCTTCGTGGACACGGAGGCGGGCCGGGAGACCTATCTGACAGTCAAGAACCTGGGCGAGTTGCAGGAGTGGAGCTATGGGTTCGACATCGACAAGGAGCACCTGGGCCAATTCGATGGGCAGGACGTGCGGTTCCTGGACCAGTTGACGGTGTACGAGGTCAGTCCCGTGATGCTGGGGGCGGGTGTGGGGACGCACACGGAAAATATCAAAGAGGCGGGCCTAAAACCCTATCCAAATGAGCATGCATGCCGATTGCGCAATCCAGATGATTTTCAGGACGATAGTTTTCGACGCACCAGCCGCGAGCACGATGGCAAAAAGTATTCCGTCATCATGGGACGGCTGAAAGATGAAGATACACTGATTGAGCAGGCATATAGGTATCCGAAAGACATCTGGACGGTGGATGTGGCGAAAGAGCATTGCGATGATCACGATGGTACGTTTGAGGCAGCCAGCGAAAAGGCTGTTTCTGATGGCGCGGGGGACGGCGAAGGCGAGGCCGGGGACGGTAAGCCAAGCGGACGAGCGCCGCGCGACGTGCAGGTTCAAATCGACATATTGACACTTTTGCAGGAGGTGCGAGGTGAGTAAACAGGAGCGAATGCTCGGCCTGTTGGAGCAGGCACAGGCCATCGTGGATGGCGCGAAGGACCGCAACTTGACCGACGAGGAACACGAACAGGCGACCAAGTTGGTCGCGGATGCGATGCAGGTGCGGGACGAGCTCAAGACGGACCAACGGGATGTGGAGCTGAAGGACAGCCTGGGCAAGCTGCTGGGCGATCTGAAGAAGGGCGAGCCGCAGCCGCAACCTCAGCAGGTCAAGGGGACGCTGGGCGAGCGATTCCTGGCGGATCAGGCCTGGCAGGCGTGGTACAAGAGCGTTGCCCCGACCGGGCAATTCAGCACCGGACGGCTGGGGATGTCGCCGGCGGTGCTGGTCAAGAGTTTTGGCCTCTGGGGCCGCAAGGAACTGATCACCGGGCTGGACGATACGAGCGCCGGTGCGTTCATCGTCGCCGAGGACACGGGGATCTACGAGGCGCTGGGGCGCTATCCGACCGTGCTGCGCGACCTGATCAGCATCCGGCAGACCGGCAGCGACACGGTAGAGTTCGTGCGCCAGACGGCGCAGGTCACGCAGGCCGCCCCGACCGCAGAGGCGAATGTCAAGTACCCCACCGGCGCGACCGGCGAGATCACGGGTGAGAAGCCGCAGGGCGAGATGACGTTCGAGCGCGTGGCGGAGATCGTCAAGACCATTGCCGTGTACGTGGGGGCGACGAAGCGGGCGCTGGCCGACGCGTCGCAGATCCGAGGGCTGATCGACCAGGAGCTGCGGGAGGACCTGGTGGACTGCCTGGAGGACCAACTGTTCAATGGGGACGGGATCGGCGAGAACTTCCTGGGCCTGGCGAACCAGGTGGGGACGCTGACGCAGGCGTTCAACACGGACATCCTGACCACGACCCGGCAGGCGCTGACGACGATCCTGGTCACGGGTCGCCAGGTGCCGACCGCCTGGGCGCTCAGTCCGACGGACTGGGAGACGGTGGAATTGCTGCAGGATACGACCGGGCGCTACTACTGGGGCGGGCCGCTATCGCAGGGCACTCCCCGGCTGTGGGGCGTGCCGGTGGTGCAATCGTTCCACCAGACGGCGGGCTCGGCCTGGCTGGCGAACTGGCGCAAGGCTGTGCTGTGGGACCGCCAGCAGGCGACGATCACGGCGACGGACAGCCACGACGACTGGTTCATCCGCAACATGGTGGCGATCCTGGCCGAGATGCGGGCGGCCTTCGGGCTGATTCGCCCCTCGGCGTTCGTCAACGTCGAGCTGGCGGACTAGGAACGAGTAGAACCGTGGCGCTGCGAATCAACGTCGTATGCCGCAACCTCAGAGACGACCGGGTGATCCCGCGCTTTGCGCGGTATCTGCACGACGCACTGGGCTGGACGTTGACCGCAGCGCCCGACCCGCACGCGGACGTTATCTATCTGTCCGGGTACTTTGAAGCACAACTGTGCAAGCCGTGGCCGAGCGTGCCGGTCGCGGCGATGTTCACGCATCGAGAGGAAACGCCGCCGGGGAATGCGAAGGCGAAGCTGTACGACGCGGTGGCCAAACGGGTCCAGTTGCGAGTGGCGATGTGCCGGTTGTACGCGAAGCCGCTCGGCAAGTTTGGGCCGACGATTCAGCCGCCGCTGCCGCTGGAGCGGGACAGATTCGTGATTGCAAGCAGGCCGAAACACAGGCGGGCGGTGGTGGGGTTCAGTGGCTACACCTACAGGAACCACCGCAAAGGCGAGGACCTGGTCAAGGCCGTGCTGGCGTCGAAGATCGGGAAGCGGGTGGAGTGGCGGGCCTCGGGGCGTGGATGGCCGGTGGAGACGACGCGTTACCGCTGGGAGGAGATGCCGACGTTCTTCCAGGGGTTGGATGTGTTCGTGTGTCCCAGCCGGGTAGAGGGCGGGCCGATGCCGGTGCTGGAGGCGCTCTCCTGCGGGGTGCGGGTGGTGATTCCGCGAAAAGTGGGCATCCTGGACGAACTCCCGGCCACAGAAGGCATCCACAGGTACGAGCGCGGGGATGCCAAGGGCCTGATCGCCGCGCTCGAGGCGGCGCTCTCGCAGCCGTTCGACCGGGAGGCGCTGCGGGCGGTCACCAAGCCGTACACGGTGGCGGCGTGGTGCCAGGCGCACGCCGAGGCATTGCCACTGTTGGGTCAAGTGCAGGTGGTGGATGCCGGAATCACGGAGGAGAAAAAGGCTATGCGCCAGCGGAAGACGGCGATCATCAAGGCGGTGAAGCCACGCAAGCGGGGTACGGGCAGCAAGCGCGGTATCTACATGGTGGCGTTCGGCGGGCCGTCGCGCAAGAGCGGGAAGCGGCTGCTGGCCAGCATCAGGAAGTACATGCCGGACATTCCGGTGTGTGTGTGCGGGGCGAGCAAACTGGGGGGCGAAGACGTGTTCGTCCGGCAGCCGGACAGCGACGTGGGCGGGCGGCGGGCGAAACTCAGGGCATACGAATTGTCGCCGGCAGAGTGGAAGGCGGTGCTGTACCTGGATGCAGACACGGAGGTCGTCGCTCCGATCTACCAGTATTTCCAGTGGATCGAGGCGGGGTGGGAGTTTGTCATCTGCAAGGACCCGCACCTGATGGACACGATGCACAGTTTCGAGCGGCGGAACAACCGAAAGGAACTGGCGCAGATTCAGCAGGAAATCAGGACACTGCACGCGTTGCAGATCAATGGGGGCGTGTGGGCGTTCAACCACCGCAACGAACGGGTGGCGGCCTTCTTCCGGCGCTGGCAGCAGCAATGGGAGGAGTACGCGCAGCGCGACCAGGGGGCGCTCCTACGGGCGCTGTACGCGGATCCGCTGAAAGTTCTGTGGTTGGGCAATGAA